AAAATATATAAAAAATATATAAAAAATATATAAAAAATATATAAAAAATATATAAAAAATATATAAAAAATATATAAAAAATATATAAAAAATATATAAAAAATATATAAAAAATATATAAAAAATAATATATAATTATTTTATATATTATGTTTTTTGAATTCAAACATTTGAGAGATTCAAATATGAATTATTTTGAACATATGTTCATTTCTTTAAATTATTCTTTTATATTATTTATTTCTTGTATTAAATCATTAATTCATTCATTTATTCCTGATTTATTTGTAAGATCCACTACCGAATGTATAATAGAAATTAATAATAAATTAGAAAGACATAATATGAAAAGATTATGAAAAAAAGATTTTGAAAAAAGAGTGATTTTTACAATTAAAACACTTATTACTTGATTTTAATAATTTGTATACTTATTTAGTTCAGTAATAATACTTTGACTTCTTAAAACAATATCTTTTTCTTCAAAAGTTTCATATTCTTTTGCTGTATTTCTAGAAATCATATAACTGCTCTTTTCATATGATAATTTTTTTTTTGTATATGCTTTAGAACCAAGCGAATTATTGCCTTTATGACCATTAGCACTATTTTTTCCTTCTAATAAAGTCAAATTTCCAATATTATTTATTAATGATTGATCTTTTAACATTGTTTTATCTTTTTGGCAATAAATATGTTCAAGAGTATATTCTAATGAAACTGTATGTATATCAGTATTAATACATGTTTCAAGAAATAATAATAAATGTGTAGCATTTGTTGAGTTTAAATTAATAGTCTGTAATTCTTGTTTATAACTTTCATCTGTAATTTTTCTATCTTTATTTTTTACTAGGCAGGCGTTTATTTCTTTATAATAATCAAATTTACTATTTTTAATAACTTCATTTGTTATTTTAATAAAGTCATTAGAATAACACAAACTATTGAAGGTTAGAGTTTTAAACTGAAGATTTCTACAATACCATGTAGTCAATAATTTAATTAAATCTTTATCGATTGTATTAACTATATAAAATATAGGCAATAAACACCACATATATGCTTCCCAATTTAAACGAAATCTAGATGTATTATTAATTAATCTTCCATATTTATCATTAGTAATTTTATCCATAATTAGAAATAGTTTTTCTACTATTTTGAAAAATTTATTTACTTCTTTATAACAAGTATCTTTATCTTTGCAATCAATAATAGGTTTGTATAATTCTTCATGCTTAATTGTTCTAACAATTACGTTATTATATAAAGAAATCGCTATATCAAATATTTTTTGTCCATAATCTTTTTTATATATATTATTACCTTTATGTTTTAATTTCTCCCATTTTTCATATACTTCGACCTTTTTGCTATCTTCTATATTGACAAGAATTGGATTTTTAATTATATCCAACGTTTCTACTGACTTACCTCTGTTATTTTCCCAATCAAATATTTTACTAACATATTCAGGGTCAGTACAATCATAATATTGAATATCAATATCAAATAAAATAAATCTATATAATTCAATGATTTGTCGTTCATTATAATTTTTTTTTATAAAATAATTATAAATAAATATATAAGCAGCATATAATTTTGTATTTGAAGTTGGTTTAGTATAAATATCGCTATGCTTATTAGTTAAATGCTCAATAAATTTATTTTTGCTCATAATTTTTGTATTACAGTGTTTACATATATATTTTTCCTCTTCTTTATTGTCTTCTTCTTTGTCGTCTTCTTCATCTTTGTTTTCATTATTATCAACTAACACAAAATCTTTTATATTAGATACAAATTCTAAGTGTGATTTAATGTTATTATTATAAATCTTTATTAATGCTTCCATATCAAATGGATTAATACAATAAATTGTTGGAATTATAGTGACATTAAATTTTTCTTTAATTTTTTCTTGTTGCTCTGTCAATGTATCTATTTCTGTATCTACTGCTAATAATTGAGTAATTTTTTCTTTTAATTTTGTTGGCACCAAAGAACCTATTACAATAAGAATTAAAATTGTAGTTAATATTCTCTGTTGACCATCATAAATATTATTTACATTGCCTTGTTTTAAATTTATAATTGAACCCAATTTTAAAACATATTTATTTTCCTCATAAAGTTCAAATATATCATCTAAAAATTTACTTATTTGTTTCTGTTCCCAAGAATATTCGCGTTGATTCATTGGAATTGTTAGATGTTTTTCTAATATTGATTTCCAAGATACTTGATTTGTGGTATATGGTTTAGATCTACTTGACATTTTATGTTATGTTATGTTATCTTATATTATTTTAATTTATTAACTAATCAATTTTTTTATCAAAAAAAAAGATTATAAAAAAATTGACTTATAAATAATTATTTAAGATTATTATAAGAAGACTAAAAAATATGATGGTAGATGAAGAATTAATTAGTTCAATAAAAAAAACTATTAAAACTATTGTTATGAATAGTGAAAATATTACAAGCTATTTAGATTTATATAATTATCCTAGCGATTGTTATGAAACTATGGATGAATATATTTTAGATAAATATAATTATGAATTATTTGGGAAAAATGTATATTGGAAAGAATTTGAAACTATTGGACTTAAAGAAATTCATAATTTTGTACCTGCTATTATAAACATATCACATCGCTATAGTAATTATTATGAAGTTATTAGTTGGATTCAAAATGGAGAATATTATAAATTAATGAGTTTATATGCTTTAAGCACGTCATATAATATTATAAAATCCAATATTGCAACTATTAAAATGACTTGGTTTGACAATGACGCAACAAATCTTGGTGATGCAAAATAATATATACTATTATGACTTGTAATTTTTTATAATAATAAAATTTATATTAACATATATTAACATATATTAATATATATTAATATATATATGGTAAAAAAAACACTTAAACGTAAAAAAATGGGTAAAAAAAATAATAATATGAAACATATTAATAAAACTAAACAACGTCAAGGACGAGGCATTAATTATAATTTACAAAAACAATTAATTAAATTGTGCTATATGAAACGCTGGAATAGTTACGATGATTTAGTTCAAACTATTATAAGTAATGAAGACTATTTAACAGACTTTTTTGAGTCTTTATCTAATTATAAAGGTCGTAATTGGGAATGTTTAGAAAGATGCTATGAAGAAATTCTCCCTCATGCTTTTGATAATGCTGCTGCTAATAATTTTACTTATTATTCAGGTCATGATATTAAACAATTATTAGTTACTTTATCTGACTATCCAATTATGCAAGAAAAATTAGTTTATATTATTAAAGATAATATAGATGTTCGTGAAAAGTTGTTTTATCATTTAAATAATAATATTCATAACTTTAGTCGAAATACTTTAGAAAAATTACAAACACCAATTTCACAATTACAAGAATTGGCAGTACAAGATGCTTGGAAATATCAATCTTATATAAATATAAATCTTCAGCGTCGTAATGGTGTAAGTAATACTCCAATAAATCGGTTTAGTGCTCAAGGATATAGAACCCAATCGCGTTATTATTAATATTTAAATAATGCTAACTAATGCTAACTAATGCTAACTAATGCTAACTAATGCTAAATTATTTATAAAAAAATTGATTTATATTTTTATAAATTATTTAACACTCATAATGATGACTACTGCAGTAATTCTGATGAGTTTAGTAACCACTAATTGCAATGCTATGTCAAATATATTTGCTTTAAATTATTTAAAAACACAAGAAAAAAATAAAATTAAGTATATTAAAAATAAGCAATATGAAAATAGACGTAATTTAATGATTAATAATAAAAGCAATAGACATTATTTTAATAATTTTAATATTGCCAAAGAATACAAGCGTTAAAAATATTTATAAGAATAAATAGCATTGATGTATTTAAATATAAATAATAAATATTTTTTTATAAAAATGAAATTATTACGCAAATTGTTTAAATAAATTTATATAGTATTTATAATATAAAATGACAACAACAAATGATTTATATAATGTAAGTTTACATAATTTTGAGTCACATAATACTATAAATGATTCAATAGCAAATAGAAATTTTCCATCAAATAATTTAGGAATGAATTTTTCGTTTAGACCAGTAAATACAAAATATACATTAATGCCTACTTATAATCACCCTATTGAATCATCAGTAGTTATAAATAATAGTCAAGTATATGATGTAACTAGCACATTTTTTCCAGGAACTAGAAAACCACATTTTTTTGGTTTTGCAACAAATGTTGATAAAGAATCTACTTTAAGAAACCAATTTTTTGCTTTACAAAAAGCAGACCAAGTAGCATATCTTCCAAATACTTCTAGCAATTTATATGAAAATAATATTAATTTTACAACACATAATGCTAATTTAGACGCACATTTATTATTTAAACAAGAAAGCTTTAATGATTTTAATCCAAATATATCAAGTTCAATTGGAAATGAAATATTTTATAACTCAACACGAGTTCAATTAAAAGATTTAAAATAAAATTTATTATAATACATAATTATGAAACAAAATAATAAAAATAATAAAATTAAAAAGCCAAAACAAATTAATATAGTTAGTATTGATTTAGAGCAAAAAGAACCTAAAGAATTTAAAGAAGTTAAAGAAGTTAAAGAAGTTAAAGAAGTTAAACCTATTGAGTCATTTATAAACAACATAGACTTATTATATTTAACAAATCAAGTTCAATATGCTAAAACAAATAAATTAGAAAATTTACTAAGCAATAATAGTTTATTAAAAGAAATTTTTGATAATTTAGAAGACAACATTAAAGTATATAAAGAACAAATTTTAAAATACAATACTTCTACTTTAGAAAAATTACTAATTAGTAATAGTAATAATGATACTAATACTAATACTAATACTAATATAAATGAAAAGTACAAAATGTATTATTTATTATATGTATTAAACTTAATACTACATTTAAAAGAAAAAAGAATGAAAAATATAATAAAAGATGAACTAAAAGACTACTCAAATAGTAGTATAAGTAACCAAAATATTGGTGATTTTAATATAAATGCTGAAACTATTAATTGTATGTGTCCCCAAAATGATACTTCAAAAAAAATACAAAATTTAGATTTATTTGTTGTTAGAAAATCAAACAAATATAATAAAAAAATACTTCCACAAAAAAGGGAATAATTTTTTTATAATTATATATTAATTAATAAAGCATTAATTAATATGATTAATGTGAAAAACAATATATATAAAAATTTTACAAAAACAAGAAAATTATTTAAAAAATCACCATTTAAAATGCGTTTACATAGACAAAAACAAAAAACAACTCGTAAATATAATAAACAATATAATAAACAATTTAACAAACTTAAATGTTCGCCATATCAAAACAAAAATATAGACAATGAATTAAAAGATTATACTTGCTATTCGCGAAGCAATTTACAATTATTTAAAAATGTATGGAATGCTAACAACAGTGATAAAATAGTGACAAATAATAGTAGAGAAATATGGGAATACTTTAAAAATAAATTAAACAAACAATGTTATGATGAATTATGCTGGTTAAAAAATACTCCATTAAGCAAAGTTAATAATAGTGAATTATTAATAAAGGAAATATTCAAACCTTTTTCTCCTGAAAGTTGGTCTAACAAACCAAATACTTGGCTATCCAGTGTTGATATAATAAAAATAATGAAACAATATGAAAAATCACATAGCTATTTCAAGTTTATTGGACCATCGCCAATAGATTTTGACTCTAAAGAGTTGTTTTCAACTTGTGTGTGGGAGCAATTATGTAATTTCAATTTAGAGGAACACATTAAAAATAAGATTACTAAAATAGGGATAATATTTAATACTGATCCGCACAATAAACCAGGGCAACATTGGATTTCACTATTTTTAGATTTAAATAAAAAATTTATTTTTTACTTTGATAGTAATGGAACTAAAACACCAAAACAAATTCAAGTTTTAATTGACAGAATAGTAAATCAAGCACATAATTTAAATATTAAATTAATTGCCGATAATAATGAAGGATTCACGCATCAATTTAGTGACGGACAATGCGGTATGTACTCATTATATTTTATAATAGAATTATTACAAGAAAATAAAACGTATAATTATTTTAAAACTACACGTATTAAAGATGAAACTATGAGAGAATATAGGAAAAAATATTATAATGATGCACATATAAAAATGAATCCATTATTTGCTAATTAATGTTTAATCTTTCGATTGCTCTTGCTTTTATATAAGTTTTTAAACATAATATTTTATAAAATATTATAATATAAAGCATAATACTTATAATACTTTATAAAATGACCACTCTAAAAATTAACTACAAAAGTAATTCATCTGAATTATGTGAAATTGGTAAAAAATATGATACTGACAAATCATCACAAAGAAATAATGTAAGTGATTCTAGACATTGCTATCCATATACATTATTTTATGACTCTATGTTTAAAAAAAAAAGGGGTGAAAACTTAAAAATAGCAGAACTAGGTATATTATATGGAGGTTCATTACTTATGTGGAGAGAATACTTTACAAATTCACAAATATACGGATTTGATTGTAACAATGATTTAATAAATGATTTTAAACAAAATTTTAATAATGACAGAATTACTCTTTCTAATATAGATGTAACTAATAAAAATAGTATTATAAATGCTTTTAGCGAATTAAATGAATTGTATGATATAATTATTGAAGATAGTACACATGTATTTGAGGATCAAATACGAGTTATTGAAAATGTTTATGAATATTTAAAACCAGGAGGAGTATTGATTATTGAAGATATATTTAAATCATATAATGAAAATGATTATATAAATCGTTTAGCACCTATATTGCAACATTTTCAAGACTATTTTTTTATAGAATTTGACCATAACAATAGAAACTCAAGTGGTTTGAATAATGATAAATTATTTATATTAATAAAAGGAGGAAATGAACCAATTTTTAAAAATACAAATAAATTAACAATTATAACACCATCATATAGAGTTCATCTTTTAAAAGAAATTGAAAAAAATATGAATTTTGAATATATAGATGAGTGGATTATTGTATATGATGGCAGTAAAATAACTGATAATCCAAAAATATTTGAAAACCAAGGAAATAATAAAATCAAAGAATATATACATACAGATTTGACTGGTGTAGGCGGAAATCCACAAAGAAATTATGGATTAAATAGAATTACGAATCCAAATGCTTTAGTACATTTTTTAGATGATGATAATATAGTACATCCAAATATGTATAATTTAATGAAAATTATTGATAATAGTAAATTATATACATTTAATCAACCTAATAGAGTATATGGTTATGGTGATGATGTACGTATTTGGCGTATTGATACTGCTATGTATATAATACCTTATAAAATATATACAAATGAAAGATGGATAACAGATATGTTGGATGCGGATGGACGCTATATTGTTGAGTGTTATAATAAAAATAAAGATATACATATATTTGTTGACAATGATTTATGTTATTATAATAAATTACGACCAGAAAACTAATGTATAATAATTAAGGCTTAACTTGTT